TTCAGTTTTATGAATCTATTAATGTATATTGACACGGTTTGACCTGATAGATGCGAGGAAGATGGGGCACCTTCATTACCATCATATGTCATATACGTAGGAATAGGATCCTTTGGTTTAAATGTACCTAAGTATTTAATACCCTTCCATCTTTTAAATTGGATTGGGTCTAAACGACTGTTACCTGATACATTATGGAATAATGAACCGTAGGTAGTCGGTGCCCCTTGGTCGCTATTGTATGGTAAGTAATAAGCTTTTACTTTCACATTTTTACGATCCCATGGTACATCTAGGCACATTCTGACACGTATTCCTTTCGGAAATATACGGTCGCCAATTCTGGCACCGTCTCCAGTACCTTGTGCAGGGAATACGGATGTTGATGAACTCCACAATTTGAATTCATTGATACTATCATGATTTAAAGCTCCAATTGATGGTGCAATGGTTTTATAGTTTGTTTCTTGCTGTTTAAGTTGTATATCTTTAATCAACTTAGTCATAGACGCCATAGCTTTTGGTGCAGCCTTAACTAATTTCTTAGTATAAGACTTAGGTTTGGCAGATTTACGTGATTTTTTTTGGTAAGGCATTTACTTACTACATAAGAAAAAAAATTTTAATTTCAAGGAACTTGAAATAACCTGTTTCCACACGTCAAAGATAGTAATCTTTTCCTGGAAACGCATCGAAGCTGAGCGCTTCAACCAGCTGAAGCTGGTTTCAACCGCTCTGCCATCTTACGGTTTTGCATTCTAACAAGAGGGGTCCGAATGCAACTCATCAATGATTTCATCAACTTGATCCGGATTTACCGATTGATCAATATATTCAGAGAAATGTTCATTTGATGCGTAATATCGTTCTAATTTATAATGTTCCCGAAAATTTATGTCGTTATATTGTTTAGCATGTTTATTTACATCAGCTTTAAAATTTGTAATGTAATTCACACGTCTTTTTAAATCCGTATTATCCTTAATATTCTTGATGTTCAAAATATGTGGATTAGATACGTCGCATATATGCTTTAATGTAGATTTAAATTCCTTACGAATATCAAATAATTTTTTACCGTTACGTTTGAGAATCATATGCACATGATATCCAGAGTAATCATATTGTATTTCTGATCGTTGTTCAAAAACATATATATAATCAGTTAGCCATTTCTTCTTTAAGAGTTTTGGCATAACTTCAAATAATTCTTCAAATGTTATATTCTGTCTGGCATTTATAGTTATGAATAGATATTCGGTTACTTTAGATTCCTTAACCTCATTTGTAACTTCACGTAACTGTTTAAGTTCGGGAACAATAGCGTCAAGGTCTCCATTCCATATTAATTCTTGGTAATATGTCTTATACGTAGAGGTTATAGCCTGTTTTAAGCCAGTATATTTAGCTTCATTGATCATCAGATCAAAGCCAGCTACACTATCATGAGCGATGTTAAAACCACTCTTCAGCTTTTGGACGTACTCAGCAATGTCAAGATTAGACATTTTATGCCTTTCTTTATTTATGCCGAGAAAAAAAAATTGGCAGAAAACCTTCGGCAATTTTTGGCGTCACCAAAATCAATAAAGTGATTTTAAGTAAAAATCAAAGATTTTCACTTAAAATAACAATTTTGACCTTGCGGGCAAAATTGGATCAGTTGGTTTCTTTACCTTTTTTGTTCTTTCAACTGATCTAAAATAAAAATAAAAGAAATTTTTAAATGATACTTAATCATTCTTTAGTGTTTTTTTTGTATATAAGGATTTAGATATATATTTAAATATCCTTATAATATACTGTAAATGCTCCCTCTCCAGATATAATAACATTATCTGTAGTAGCAGTGTTAATGGTAGCATATGGTAATAGTAAAATACTGCCATTTTCTTTCAAGTTACTCGGTTGTAACGAACTATCGGTGTTGAACCAAACTTTACGATTCAGTTTTATGAATCTATTAATGTATATTGACACGGTTTGACCTGATAGATGCGAGGAAGATGGGGCACCTTCATTACCATCATATGTCATATACGTAGGAATAGGATCCTTTGGTTTAAAT